GGGTTCAATTCCCCTTGGGGGTACTAATTTTATTAATACTGCATAAAAAATTATGATATGATTATAGTATGGAAAAAATATATTTAGATGATGATAAACAAATTTGGATTATTAAAAATTTTCTTACCCAAGAAGAATTAGCATGGTTCAAAACTCAAACAGATGATAAAAATGGATGGTATCCAACAATGAGATCTCCATACCAAAACATTTTAAATAAATTTTTAAATATTATTCCTAAATATGATGAAACTCGTAACATTGTTTTTCCAAATCAAGATTCAGAAGTTATTGATCTTCCAATATTTTCTGATCCAGGTGGTGTGTGGGATAGACTTGATTCTGTATTACCTCTAACATACAAGCGACATGCAACATTACAAACCTTTAAATATATGACAGATGAAGAAATTAGAGAAAATGCAAATTTATCTGCTTTAGAAGAATATAATATTTCTGTAGAAGACATTGATTTTGCAATGTATTGGCATCAAGATCCTGGAGCAGAAAGCAATATTAATGCTTCTTTTAGCCTTTATCTTAATGATGATTTTGAAGGTGGAGAATTAGAGTTTGGAAATTTACCAATTAAAGTAAAGCCAGAGGCTGGCATGCTGGCTGTAATTCCTGGCGGAGACAAATACAGGCATAAAGTAAATAAAGTACTTGGCCCCAACTCAAGACATACTCTATATGGCAATTCATTTATAAATATTGAAACAGCCCCAGTCAGCACGGCAGATGACTGTTAAAGTTATGTTATAATATACCTATGAAATCTATATATGATATTGAGTTAGATTCTGCCGAAGGTACTCCAAATTTTTTGCAACAATTTAAAGGCAAAACAATTATGTTAATTAACACAACCGTTGGTTGTGGAAACGCTGGTCAAATGGAGTCTATTGAATGGATTCAAGAAGATATGGCAGGAGAAAATTTTACTGTTGTAGCAATTCCTACTAACGATTTTTGTGGTCCAAGCATCACAAAAGGTAAATGGTCACAAGGTATTACTTGCGGTATGGATTCTAAGTTGTACGGAGAAGATGTTTATGGTGTTACATTCCCATTCTCAGAAATGATTGTTTCTAATCCCGCAGAAATCCCATTAGAGGCACCATGGCTTGGTAAAGGTCCAGGACTTAACGGTAATGGCCAACCCTTTGGAGAAAGACATGAACTTTATTTAGAGGTTTCAAAACAAATTAAAGCAATACAAGATAAAAAAAATAAACTTGGAATTGTTGAAAAAACAGATTACGAGTCACGTTATTTAAACCAGCATGACGGTGGATTTATGATGAACGCTAACTTTGAAAAGTATTTAATTGACAAAGATGGTTATGTAGTTAAGCATTATCCTGCTACAACACTAAACTGGGATGTAGAGCGTACTCTAAAAGAAGACCTTGCGGCACAAGGAATCCCAGCAAAAATGGGTCCAGATAGATCTGAGTACATTTTTAATGAAGAAAATGCTGTTATTCGTGATCATATTGAAAAACTTATGGCTGGAGAAAAATCAATTATTAATCCAGCGTATGATCATGCACATGAATTAATTGCTGTTTAAATTTAAAATATAGGGGAATTTTTATGAGCATATATGATTTATCATTTATAGATAATAATAAAAATGTTATAGAATTAAAACAATTTAAAAATAAAAACATACTTATTGTTAATACCGCAAGCCATTGTGGATATACATCTCAATATGCTGACTTACAAAAAATACAAAATGATTCTTTAGTGGTTATTGGTTTTCCATGCAATCAATTTGGAAATCAAGAACCAGGAACAAACGAAGAAATAAAAGAATTTTGTACAAGTAATTTTAGTATAACATTTCCTATTGCTGAAAAAATTTATGTTAATGGTCCAGATGCTCACCCAATTTACAAATATTGCAAGGAAAAGGCTACTGGGGGTAAAGATATAGCCTGGAACTTTGAAAAATTTTTAATATCTACTGATGGATCTATTAAGCATTACCCATCATCCTATCAAGTTTCAAATATTATATTTTTGTAATTCAAAAAAATAGTATAGGATCTATAATACGTTTATTTTAAGTTTGATTCCCGCCAAAGGTGTTATAATATAATGATGGAAGAATACGACAAAGACAATAAAAGAACTTTTTTTTATAGAAGTTTAGCAAACGCAAAAAATACACCATCACATTTATATGGTACAAAAATTAATTCTCCTCAAGATATTGTAAAAAAAGTTGAATATAGCATTAATGAATATGGCTATAGGTCTGATAAGTTTGATAAAAATAATGAAGTTTTAGTGCTGGGCTGTTCTAATACATATGGTTGTGGAATGCCAAACAAGTTTACTTGGCCAGAAATTTTTTCTAATTCTATAAATAAAAAATACTCAAGAATTGCATCACCTGGAGATAGCATTAATGGTCAAGTATATAAAGCGTTTAAATATTTTGAAGAGGTTGGAAATCCAGAAATAGTTTTAGGATTGTTTCCATTATACAGGCTAGAGTATAGTATGGTTCCAAACAAACTATTATCCCCAACATTTTGGAACCAAGAAAAACACAAAAAAAATATAGACAGTAATAGTATAGGCGTAGCGTACTTTTATGAGGAGTATTTAACAAAAATTTCTAGGGCCCCACATGATCCAGTATATGTTCTTCCAAGAGAGTTTTCAATATTTTACAACTTTATGTTTATAGCAATGCTAGAGCAATATTGTAAATCCCATAATATTAAATTTATATGGAGCATATACGATGACACAAATATTGAGTACTTTATAAACACCACACCTAATATTTTAAAAAACTATATAAAAACATCTGAAGAAGTTGTATGGACACAAAGAGCATCAGATAGAAATTGTTGTGAAGAATTTAAAGATCATAAATTGTATTATTGGGCTGCAGACTATAATCCAGAAAAACAGATTGGGCATTGGGGAATTCATACACACAAACATATGTCAAATGTATTTCTTAACAAATATGAAAAAATAAAAAATGATTAATAATATTAGGTGGTATTATTACAAAATAATTATACTTTTTAAAAATAAAAAAAGAAAAAAGAAAGATTTTATTTATTAATGATAATTCTTGGAATTAATGAAACATCGCATGATGCTTCTGTCTCTCTGATTAAAAACGGGAAAATATTATTTGCAGGGCATGCAGAAAGATATAGCAAACAAAAAAATGACTGGTACATTAATGATAGTTTAATAAAAGATGTTTTGCAGTATGGCACACCAAACTATATTGCCTATTACGAGAAGCCTCTTTTAAAAGCCTCTAGACTGGCTCTAAGGGGTGGGTCTGGGGATTGGAAACCAAGGTTCAATATTGATGGCATCCCAAGAAAATCTTTTAGCCACCACTATTCTCACGCAGCAGCGGGATACTACACAAGCGACCTTGATAGTGCCTGTATTGTTGTTATTGATGCAATAGGAGAATATAACACATCAACAATATGGGTTGGTAAAGGCAAAAAAATAAAATTAAAATATAAGCAAAATTATCCAGTTAGTTTTGGATTATTTTATTCAGCATTTACACAACTCATTGGCCTAATGCCAAACCAAGAAGAATACATTATGATGGGTATGGCTGCCTATGGAGATTGGAAAAAATACTATAAAAAAGTAGACAAGTATTTTCCATCTTACTCAAAACAAAAATATAACTTTCATAAAGGAATTTATGATTGGGGTATAGAAATATCAGAACAGGATAAATTTGATATAGCAGCAGCCGTTCAAGTTGTATACGAACAAAGACTAAACGACTTTATGCGTATGGCAAAGTCAGTTACGGGCAAAAACAATTTAGTGTTTATGGGTGGATGCGCTCTAAACTCTTCTGCTAATACGTTGCTATGGAATATCTTTGATACAATTTGGATTATGCCAAATCCAGGAGACGCAGGGTCTTCTCTTGGTGCAGCAGCAGCACTTTATGGGAAACATCTTGAATGGAAGGATCCGTACCTTGGCTATGACCTTGGTGGAAAGTATCCTATTCAGAAAATTGTGGACGGTATATTAAAAGATGGAATAGTAGCAGTGGCAACAGGACGTGCAGAATTTGGTCCAAGAGCATTAGGAAATAGAAGTATTCTTGCAGACCCAAGAGATCCATTAATTAAAAACAAGGTTAATCTAATTAAACAAAGAGAATTGTTTAGACCATTTGCTCCAGTAGTTATGGAAGAATATGCTTCCAGATGGTTTGATATGGACTTTACAAGCCCTTATATGCAGTATACAGTCAAGTGCTTACAGCCAGAAAAGATCCCTTCTGTAGTACATATTGATGGCACATCAAGAGTTCAAACTGTAAATAAAGACCAACATTCTGGACTTTACGATGTCTTATCTAATTGGTATAAAATTACTGGAATCCCAATACTACTTAATACTAGTTTAAATATTAAAGGGCAACCACTATTAAATGATAGATTAGATATAGAAAAATGGCAAAAACAATATAATTTTCCTATATTGTCCTAATCTGGTATAATATATATGTACCTGCCAAATGGGGGTACAAAAATGAAACTCGCTGAAAAGGAGAAAATAAAATGGTAAGTTCATTTACACTGGATCTTTTTAAGGATCCATTTTTTATTGGTTTCAATCGTGAATTGGACCGTTTAAGTACAGTACACAATCTAGCAACTCGTCAGGCATATCCGCCATACGATATCTTAAAACTAGACGAAGATACATATAAACTATCTTTGGCTGTTGCTGGATTTTCAAAAACAGATATTGATGTTTCAGTAGATAATGGAACATTAATAATTAAAGGTGAAATAGCAGAAGTAACAGATGCCGAAGTTGTTCATAAGGGAATTGCTGCTCGTAAATTTACTCGCACATTTGCCCTTGGTGAATATATGGAAGTATCTAGTGCTGAACTTAAGGATGGCATGCTTACAATTAATATTGTTCGTGTTGTTCCTGAAGACAAAAAACCCAAAATAATTAAAATCAAGTAAAAAAACAACCTGGGCATGTTGTAAAACTGCCTATTATAAAAAAGGAGTATTTAGTGGCTTCATATGAATATGACTGTATGCCTTGTGGCACTAGAGTAATAAAAGAAAGATCTATTAATGATTTTGATCCAGGATATAGTTGTGAAACTTGCAATAGATCGCTAGTTCGTGTATACTCTAATATAGGATCAATTTTTAACGGTACTGGATTTTATTCAACCGACAATAGAAAGAGGTAATTGGATGTATAATAGAACTATGGACAGTGTTACAAAAGATCATCCAAGCGTAAAACCTAAACAATGGGTTTTAAACTCAAAAGATCGTTGCGATAAATGCCTAGCCCAAGCGTTAGTTAAAGTAAAAGGCGCCTCTGGAGAGTTAATGTTTTGTAGCCATCATTATGACAAAATAATGAATAAACCAGAATCATATAAAAAAATGATGGCTTTTATGCTAGAAGTTATTGATGAGCGTGAAAAATTAGTAGAGAATAGAGCGATTGGGGCAATATAATGTATGAGTATTTTGTAAAAGAAGTAAAGAATGTTGTTGATGGAGATACTATTGATGTAATTATTGATTTAGGGTTTGATATTTTATTTTCATCTCGTGTACGTTTGGCTGGTATTGATACTCCAGAATCACGCACAACAGATAAGGCTGAAAAGGCTCTTGGACTTGAATCTAAGGAGCACTTAAAAAAGCATTTAAAGGATGCCAAATCTATTGTAATTAAAACTGAAAAAATAAATTCAACCGAAAAGTTTGGTCGTATTTTAGGATGGCTATACATTAATGACGATACAGAATCTGTCAATGATAAAATGATTAATGATGGCTATGCCTGGGGATACATGGGAGATGCCAAAGTAAAAGATTTTGAGGCATTAAAAAAGGCTAGAGAAAGATCTAAAAAATGAAAACAGTTTTTTATTTTACAACAGAGTGGTGTGGTGCTTGCAAAAAAACACGACCAATTGTTGAAAAATTAAAAAAAGATGGTTATCAGTTTCAAATAATTGATGCTGACTATGAGCAACTACTTGCTAAAAGGTTTGAGATAATGTCAGTTCCTACTTTTATATTATTTGAAAATGAAAAAGAAATTAAGCGTATAGTTGGTGCACAAACTCAACAGTCTTTGTTAGAGTTTATAAATAATGAGTAACGAAGAACAAGAAATAATTGAAAAACTTATTCTCGATGGGG